CCGTACTGATCCACTTCCGCGGAAGTGGATCAGTACGGGTTCATCAAGCCCGGTGTGCTCCTGAAGTCGACTGGCGTACTCGCCGACGGAACGGTTTCGGAGTACATCTACGGGGGCGTGGTCGAGGCCACCAAGATCCACACCGACAACACGACTCTGGCGGGCGTCACGCAGGATGTGGACGTGGCGGTTGCCATGTTCTGCCTGCTCAACCGGGACGTGTTGGAGGATTCGCTGGGACGTGCGCTCACGGCGAACGAGCTTGCTGCGGTGAATGCCGCAGGATCTCATGTCGCCCTCACCCTGACCTGATAGGAGATCATAATGGATTTCACTTGGCTTGCTGAAGAAGAGAGCCTGTCTCCTGTCGCTCTGACGGTGCTCGCGCAGACCGTCGACCCGACGGATCAGGGCAGGCTCCTGTGGGACATCTTCATGCCCCGCAGGGATGTGGACCAGACCCGCATCGATTCCCTGACCACCCAGGATGTCCGGATCACTGCCGATAGGCGTGAATGGAACCAGCGTGGTCGACTGATCAACCTCGTCACACCGCCCCGTAAGCGGATCGAATGGATTCCGATCGAGGCGTACTTCAAGATCGAAGAGCAGGAGATCAACGACCTGCTGAACGAGGTTCGCGGAAACCGCGACATCTTCCGCACTGTGGTCGGTGCTCGTATCCCGGCACGGACGGAAATGCTCGCGATGGCGAACTGGCGGCGACTGGAGGTCGATGTCTTCCAGGCATGGATCAACGGTCAGGTTACGACCATGAACCCGCAGAGTGGTACGACCTACACCATCGACTACGGCTTCGACGCCAATCGGTATCAGACGGCGGGTACGGCGTGGAATGATGGTGCCGTGAACGCGTACAACGAGTTCATGGCGTGGTGGGAAGATGCGTACGAGGCGTGCGGACCGCTGGCTGGCGCGATGATGCGTCTGGCTACGCGCAACGCGATCGTCGCGGACGCGCCGAACCCGATGCCCGGTGCGAGTGCCGCACTGACGGCCACCATCACTCAGGTGGAGCAGCGCATCCAGGACGAGACGGGACGTCCCTTCCGGTTCTACATCAACGAGAACACGGTCGAGACCTACAACGACGGTGGCGTGGCTCGCACCTCGGTGAAGGTCTTCCCGGCTCAGAAGGTTGCGGCGGTTCCGGCAGGTGAGTCTGTCGGTAACGTGGCCTTCGCTCCGGTCTCGCGTGCCTACGAGCTCACCTCGCAGGTTCCGGACGCTGGAGTGGATCTCCGTGGAATCACGATCTACCACGAGGTCAGCAACGGAGGACGCGAGCTGGTCGTGGAAGGCCAGTTCAACCCCATGCCCGATCCGAACGAGCAGGTTCTGTACGTGATCGACGCCGGGGTCTGATGACCACAAGTGAGGAGGGTGGGGTCGATAATGGCCCCACCCGAATCACTCCTCCATATGGAACAACTACATGAAGATTAACAAGCCGGTTCGCTTCAAAGCTGTACTGTATCGCGTGGAGGTCCAGATGGACGCCGAAGCGCTTCAAGTGATTCTGGACGACGAGACAGCACAGAAGCTGGAAGAACGCGGCATCATCGAAGGGTACAACGGGACGGCTTCCAAGAAGGAGCCGAAGGACCAAGCGCCCGTTAAGAAGTCTGGACCACTTCCCGAGGATTTTCCTGGGCTCAAGGCGCTGTCGGCGGCGGGGGTCGAAACGTACGAAGATTTGTCCGCCATGGACAAGGAGTCCGTGTTGGAGATCCCCGGTATCGGTGCGTCAACCTACGAAGACATCGCCAACGCTGTTCTGATCCGGGAGTAATACATGGCCGTCTCCGCTTCTGACGTACTGGCACCGGGAGGACCGATCGAAAAGACGCTCTTTCCCGGAGAAGGAGACGGTACTTCTGGTTCTGACCTTCACAACCGCGTGGTCGAAACAATCACCAAGGCATCGGTGAAAGCTTCGGCAGACGGTATCACAACACAGGTAGATGATGCAGTGCTCCACTGGACACTGCATACACTCTACAAAGCCGCGTTCATCTTGGCGGTCAGTCGACCTGCACAAGAAGACGCGCAAATGGAAGTCATTGGTTCTATCCGTTTCGACAAAGATCAGCGAGACGGGTTGCGTGAACTGGCGTCCTACCACGAAGACGCTTACCTTGGCATTGTGGACACCGAATCTGGAACGGGAACACATGCGAAAGGGCTTCCTTCTTATCAGACGAAACAGGATTTTGACTGGTGAGGTCCTATCCGTCGGCCTATGCCCGGTTCCATGAGCGCCTGACAGCAAGTGGGGCTCAAGTCGTGTTCACACAACGTGTGGAAACGTCTTACAACCCGGTGACGGATACGAATGTCGTTGAAACGCAGAAGATATACGGACTCGCCGTGGAAATCCCGGCAAATCCGGAAGTCTTCAAGAACCTGGAGCTTGTGGTATCGGTCAACAAAATACTCTATTTCTCTCCAAACACGGTCGGCCAGATCCCGCAAGTCAACGCTACTGTGGAATGGGCGGATACCACGTTCACGGTAAAGGAAGTGATGCCGATCGCTCCTTTAGGGGAAGCCATCGCGGCACGGGTGGTGCTTGAGTAATGCCATTCCGACCGCCGCGCAAGAGCTTTTCAAGGCAGCTTACAGAATGGGTGATTGACGTTAACAAGCGCTTCGCCGTGTGCGAAGCTGGAATTAAGGCTCATGTGTTTCATTCTGTTGTCAACGGTAGCCCCGTAACGGGTGCTCCTGGACAACCTGTGGATAGCGGTGTATTGATCATGTCTTGGAAGCGATCAGACGGTATTCCACTACAGCCACCGAGCGCAGTCGCCGCCGCCACGAAGTCCATGGCCGGGAAGAAGAACCACAGGTTCACGGACGTAATGATCTTTTCCGATCCACTGAACTTTGTGGACAAAGGTGAAGGGTACTACGCTCCCGTAGTTGAGCACAACCTGTACAACTACAATCTGCGTTCGCCTGTTGGCGGCTTCCACAGTGTGAAGTTGACTGTGAGTAATGCGGATCGGATTTTTGCGGCTGAGCTAGAAAAAGCAAAAGCACTCGTTCCGGATAAGGATTACTCCAAATGAACCATTTTCGGGCCATGGTGGCACTGCGACAGCGCCTCCAGAACACCGTCGTCGCCGAAACTGGCACGGGTACCTTTGGTAGTACAGGAACAGGCTTTATCCGGCTGACGGGCAGCTTTGTCGACGACGGGTTTGCCCCCGGCATGGAGGTTGTTGCAACGGGGTTTGCAGATGCGGGTCCATTCGTGATCAGTAATGTAGAAGCCACGCAAATTACAATCCGTGAAACCAATAGGGCTGAAATAACAGACTCGGGACGATCATTGAGTGTTGGTATCCCAAGTCTTGTAGCATGGGAGAACAAGAAGTTCACCCCCGTGGATAATCGTTGGTATTTAGAAGAAGATTTTGTTCCAGGTCCAACGTTTCAAGTTACTGTAGGATTGTTTGCAGAACTTGAGCACAGAATGCAGTACGTCTTAAAACTGTATGGTCTTGCAGGGGAAGGCATCAAAGCACTATACAGTGTATCAGAGGCCATACTGGCACAGTTTCCTCCGAGACTGGCTCTCACGATGTCGGATGGCACCCTACTTCGGGTACGGAGTAATCCCGCGCCTACTCGAGGACAGGTCCTACCACAAGAAGCGGGTCGGGCAGTGATCGTTGTGGACATTCCGTTGTTCGCACGCACAGACAACTCAATCTAAGGAGGAAACATGCCCACGCAGACAGCGGCCAATGTGCTCGCCGCACTGGCCCGTGAAGCCGACATTGACACCCCCGCACCGAGTGGTGCAGGTGCCGAACGTATCCGCATGGTGGACAGCCCCGGGCTGAAGATGATGCGGTCGCAGATCGCTTCTGAAGAGCGTCGTCCGGACAGGCTTCAGCATATCGGGCGTCTCGGCGGTAAGGAAATCAGCGGATCCTTCGAAACTGAAGTCAACCCCGGCGGTGCATTCGATCTTCTGCTGGAGTCTCTGGCTCGCGGAACGTGGGGTGCACTCGGCACGAATGCGAGCGTGTCCGCCGGGACTCAGGTCCAGGAAGTAGCGACCCCGGCCGATCCTATCTACACGTCGTATTCGATCGAGCAGTACGACGAAGACATCGATGCTTCGGAACTGTTTACTGGATGCCGTGTGACTGGCGCACAGTTCAGCCTTCAGCCGAACAACATGTCTCGTGCGACGTGGAACTTCATGGGGAGGGATCGGCAGATCATTGCGCCGGCTTCCGCTCCTCATTTCACGAACCCCGCATCGCCAGATGGTATCCCGCTGATCGCCGACGATTCCTCGATCGACTATGCGGGAAGCGCCGTTACCACCATCACGGGGATCGACATCGACGTCTCCATCAACGCGGCGATTCAGCCTGTCATCGGCACGTTCATCACTCCGGACGTGTACATGAACATGCTGACGGTTTCTGGAACCATTTCGGCAGTGCGGGAAAGCCTGGACGAGCTCACCGCTTTCGATGCCGAGACGGAGTTCGCCATTCGTGTGAACATGTCGGCACCGGGAGCGGACCCCAAGCTCACCTTCGGGATCTACATGCCGCGTGTCAAGATCGGTGAAATTGATGCGCCGTTCCTTGGCGGCGATGCCGCAAAGGTCGAGTCTCGGTCCTTCACGGCGCACCCGACTCAGGGCGCTAGTGACGCGATCTACTTCTACACGAGCACCGGATCGCCAATCGCGGTGGTCTGATGTATTTAGGGGAAGGCCCCATGAGTCGTCAGGGTGGTGGCCAAGTGAGAGGAGTAGGCGGGGACTCTTCTCGTGCATCGGTTCTCTCACAAACGGAGCATTAAATGTCATTCGATATCAAAAAGCAGAAGGAGCTTCACGGGAAGCTCAACGAAGAGGCCATGGTACACCTTCGCGGACCTGATGATCAGTACATGTATTATCAGGAAGAAGAAGGCGGCGAGGAAAAGCCTGTGGCCATCTTCGTCGTGGGTGCGCACTCCGAAAGGTGGCGGCGGGTGGAAGACAAGCAGCGCCGCCGCCGACTCAAGCCCAAGAACATGACCGCCGAACAGGCGCATGAAGATGTGCTTGAGCGTATTGTGCACTGCACGATGGATTGGCAAGGTATCAACAACGACGGGAATCCGCTTCCTTTCTCTAGGGGTGCAGTCAAGATGATCTACAAGGAGTTCCCGTTCGTTCTCGATCAGGTCGCGGAGTTTATCAACGAGCCGACCAATTTTTTCGAGAACAGCTCGGATGGGCAGTAGAACACGTCCGGGCTGTTGAGATCCTTTCCCAAACGGATAAGAATGGCGTCAGCCAGTATGAGCATCTTCAAGCAGCTGCAAACAGGGGCGATGTAAACGCGATCCGATCATTGGAGATTCCCGAATGTCCACAAGGTATGGAGTATCTTGTGGAGTGGGCATATTTGCTCCGTGGGAGAAGCGGTGGAATAGGAATGGCGGGTGTAGCTCCTGTATCTTTTCGTGAGATTGAAGCGTGGGCGCGTCTCATGGATATCGGTGAGCTACACCCGCTTGAAGTAGAGGCGATTGTAGTTTTGGATGCAGCGATGATTTCCACCAACAACAGCGCTTCAGAGCCTACACCCGAAGAGCGTAGTATATTGGGGGAGAAAGCTTGGCCACAGCGCAAGGAAATGAATAAATGATTGGTGGGCTTCTTTTTGGCAGTGGTTCCGCCGGAGCTGTTCTGCACATTGGGGTTCGTGCAGGACACGCCAACGATGCTCTGACGAAGTTTACAACCCGTGCTCATAACGCGGGTAAGGCTACAGAGCATTTTGAGCGCACCACGCGCAACCTGACGAATAGCCTCGGTATCCTGGGGACATTCTTTGGTGTGCGGCAGATGATTGAATATGCCGACACATGGACGCTCATCAACTCCCGCATCAAGCTTGTTACGAAATCTTCAGAACAGGCGAGAGCAGTTCAAATGCGGCTTGCAGACATTGCGGCCAGTACCCGTAATGATCTTGCGGCTACATCCGTTCTGTATACCCGTGTCGCACTGAACGCGGATCAGTTGGGTCGTAGCCATGAAGAGCTTCTGACCGTTGTTGAATCTGTGAATGCGGCAATGCTCGTATCTGGCGCGACGGGTGTGGAGGCCGCGCAGTCCATCCGACAGCTTGCTCAGGCGCTCGGTTCTGGTCGCCTTCAGGGTGACGAGTTCCGTACCACGATGGAAGCCATGCCCATGGTGGCGCGTGCTATCTCGGATGAGATGGGCGTGGAGCTTGGTGATCTCTACAAGTTGTCCGCGGAAGGATTGATTGATGTGCAGACGGTTATCGATGCACTGATCAATTCCAACGGCAAACTTGTGGACATGGCGAAGGACATGGCGTGGACCACAGACCAAGCCATGAAGGTCATCAAGACACGCGCAACGCAATTGATCGGTATTCTGAACATGACGTTCGGAGCTACCCGAAGTCTTGCGATGGCGTTTCTGTGGTTGGCAGATAACATCGCAAAAGTTTTCTCTTTGCTCACTGCATTGACTGCCGCAGGGATCGCGTACCGGGTTGCGATGAACGGAATGATCCGCGTACAAGCGACGATTGCCGCTTACTTTGCGTTGACCAAAAAGAATGGACTAGCGGTCATCGCCGTCAACAGTATAATGACGGCGGCACGGAGTGTTCGCGACTTCTTTTTGCTTGCTACGGCCATTCGGAGAACCGCGGACGCTATGGCGCTCTTGCAGGTTGTTTCCATGGGTGCCATGAAGGCAATTGCTGTGATCGCCGCGTTTGGTGCCGGATACGTGGCATACCAGATGGTCGCGGAAAAGATTGCAGAAGCAACCCGTGAATGGGCAGAAGCACAAGGCGACCTGACCGACAAGCTGGGTGAAGGCGGCCTTGACAATGCAGATGAGGAAGCTTTGCGCAGGGCTTTGGAAGTTCGGCGCGAGATTCAAGACAACTGGCGCGAACTGTTTCAGACAATGGGCAGTCTTTCCGCCGCGAATGAACTGCAAGAAAAGCAGTTGGAGGCGCATTACGAGTGGATCGACAAGATCGTTGATCTTAACCGTCGTCGGGAAGATGGTGAGTTGAATGATCAACAGTACGAGGAGCTCCGTGCTCAAGCAGAGGTGTGGCGGGAAATGACCATGCTCGTAAATACCTACGAGCAAGAGCTTGAAGATGCACGCGAAGTCCTCAAAAAGCACGAAGACACAATCAAGCGGTTTGCAGATAACCTTCAGCGTGGCCTTGGAGACGCCATCTTCCAAGGTATGCAGGAAGGAATCGATAAACTACAAGACTTTTTTGACGTGATTCGCGACATGTTCTTTAGACTGCTCGCAGATATCACGGCAGCGAAGTTCATGGAAACGACAAGAGGATCCCTCGAGTCTTTCCTGAGTAATTTTATCGGTAACGAAGAAGAGCGCCGTATGGCAGGTCAGCGGATCTCGGAAATTGCGGGTATCGGAAGATCCTACGGTGGGCGAGCGGTCCATGGATTGACGGACCGACAAAAGGACATGCTCGAAAAGCAGTACAATAGCTTCTTGAAAAATATGCCTACTACCGTAGACGAAGATAAGCTCGGCAAGGCCATCGGAAAGTATGCGGGTCCGGCGTTGGCTGGTGTCATCATTGGTACGGGCATCGGTCAGATGACTTCCAACAACACATTGGGAGCGTTGGGTGGAGCCGCTGGCGGTGCGATGGCCGGGTTCGCGTCTGCTGGTCCCGTCGGTGCTCTTGTCGGTGGATTTACGGGTGCCGTTTCTGGATTGATTGGAAGTAATGAGCGCCAACGTCAAGAAGCTGAACGACTGCGCCGTCGGATGGAGGCGTTGCAGATTACAATCGAGGCGAACAACCGTCGGCTGGAAGAACTGCGAGCAGACTTCTTGGGCGGAAACACAATGTCTGCGCTCGTGAAAGACTTCTACGAAGCTGTCAAGTCTTTGCGTCCGAACACCCAGCGCGACATGTGGGAAGTGGGTAACCTGGATCTTCCGTTCTACACGAAGATGAGCGCAGACATGAAGGAAGTCTTCGGTAGAATGGCACAAGAGCTTGGTATCAAGATTTTCGATGAAGAAGGTCGTGTTATCATCGAGGCTATGAAGCAGCTCCAAGAGGCAGTGGAGCTCACTGTGCGGGCGATGCTGGAGTTCGGTACAAGCATTGATGAACTACGTAGCAAGCAAGACTACTACAACACTATTTTTGGAATCGAAGATTCTGGCATGAGCGATGCCTACAACCTGCTGATGCAGGGTGCCCCCGAGCTTATGAAGCAAATGGGGCTGGCCAACCTGGATCTTTCTTCTGCGGCGGCACGAGAGACACTCCGTGAAGGGTTCAAAGAAATCTTCCGGTTGATCGAGTCCGGGGGACTGACACTTGACCTGCTGGGTGCATTCGGAGATAAGAATGAGTTGCTGGACGCCATTGTGGCCGTAATCGACGCCTTCGGCGCACTGGAACAAGAGTTGTACGACATCACGACCGATTTCCCTCGCGCAATGGACCTGATGTACTATCAGCAGAAGTTCGGTACATACGGGTTGAGCGATCGCAACACGTTCCCAAGAACCGACCCCGGCGATATCCCGGATGTCGGCGGAACTTACTTCACTGTGGACAATATCAATATCACCACGGACGGTACGGAAAGCGGGGAAGACATCCTGCGGAAGATTCAGTCTGCTGCGTTTGCGAAGCGTCGGGCAGGTGGTTTTGTCAGTATGGGTGATCGGGAGGGTTCGTTTTGAGGTCCGGACTTGATGCGGGCACGCTGAGCCTTTACACGGGCGGATCATACGACTCCCATTTTCGGGTAGCTGTCGAGAATGGTAGCGGTACTATGATCAACGTGGACGGCAGATACACTCAGTTGTCCGTGAACCTTCCTAACGCGAACGAGCCTATTGGTTCGGCAAGTATTCAGTTTATCCGTGAGTTGACAGCAACGGGTGTTTCGGACAGTCTTGCTCCCACAGTTACAGGGAGTGATGATAACGTACTGGATGACAACACAACATACTCGCCGCTGATCCAGATTGGTCGCGAAGTATCTATTGAGGTTGCGATCACTGCCGTAGGTGGAGCACGCCCTTCGCCAGCGTCGACCACATGGTACGAGATATTTCGCGGCATCATCAGTGCAGTAGATTGGGGTAAGCGCGACAGCCATGTGCTCAACGTGGACATCAGCGGGCTTGCCGCTATTCTGCAACGCGCAAAGAGTGAGTCGCCTTACGTCTACACTCAAGGATCTTCGCTGGAAAGTGTTGCTCAAGACATATTGACCAACAACGGCTTCGCAACATGGCCCGTAAGCTTCTCGCAAGCCACCGGGAAAGTGCTCCCGAATGATTACGCTCCCGGTTATCAGAAAACTGTGTGGGAGCAGTTGTGGGCCGTAGCGGAGAGCATGGGGTGGATCTGTTACCATCGGTACACGGGACAGAACACCTACAGTCTGGAGTTCTTTCCACCGGCGCGTGAGAAGGTGTCCACGGACATGACTGCGAAGGTGTACGATTACCAAAAGCTCAGTATCGATGAAGAGGAGATCCGGAATGTGGGTTACCTGCTTTACTTCGACAGTGAAGGAAAGCAGCAGCTGATTGGTCCGGCAGAGGATACAGTCAGCATGAACCAGTACGGGGGCAGTCGTTCTTTCCGCCGCCCATTCTGGATTCGGTTGGAACTTGATTCACCTGTGCGCACGTTGGCGGGCGCGACGGATATGCTCAACGCGGCACTGTCCGATGTGTCCGCGCCGGACATGTTCGGGGTTGCGAAGACTCCTCCGCTCTACTTTGCGGAACCGTCACTGGATTTGTACAACTTCGATTCGATTGACGAGTTCTACGATGTTGGTCAAACGCTGGCCCCCTTCACTGTAAGCATCAACGTTCGCGCCAATAAGGAACCGATTTCTCGTGTAGGGGTCCGTGGCGTACCCTCCATGGGGTCGGAAACATGGCGTAGGTTGGGCCGTGAACCGCTCGACCCGGACATGGCACGGGGATATGCGTATCAGGCTCTCGCCAGCGATGGCAGCGTCGAGCTTTACATCGGGGATGGAGGCGATCCGTGGACGAACGCGATCTACTGGGACGTCACGGTTGCGGACGATACTTCAGGCGGTTTCCCGGCAGTCGACGAAACGTCCAACGAATTGCTTGACAACCAATTCCCTTGGGTCGGTATTCTGCAAGATGAATTCGGCGATCCCATATATCCGGACAACGGGCAAGTGTCCCTGCTACGTGCTCGGTGTTGGAGCGACCAGCATGGGTGGGGCGAAGACATCCGGCATGTGCTCAACATCAACGCGGCGGCGAATCAGTTTCGCACGTCTCTTTCAAGCTTCAGAGAAAAAAACAGAACTGAAACCACTGTTACGTATGAGTTTCAGCTCGGCATCGACGTAGATGAAGTTTGGGTGTACAAGGCGGTTCTCGATATTCCGTCTACGGACGTGTGGACAACGGTTTTAACGGATACGCCGGACGTATACAACAACACGCTCACAGAACTTACGTTCGACATCCCGCCCGCCGGGAAGGCGCTGTACGTCTGGATTCAGCCAAAAACTCCGGCGGGAGCAAACGGCCCCGTCCGCAACGTCGTTGTGCTCCCGAACGAATTGCCTGTTGACACGCTTCTTAACCTGTCCGTCGAAGTTAACCAAGCGGACGGTTCCGTTGTGTGGGCAGTATCTTCTGCCGAGGGATCACAGTCCTTGCGGTATGCGTACACCGTCGGGGATGAGAATGTACTGGCTCCCGATGTATCCGCGGTGGAGACTGGAAGCGTAGAAACAATCGATTCTTTCGATACGTACACGCTCCCCGCCGGGACTGTGGGCCTTGGGCAAACGATCGTCATACGGGCAGTAGGGTACACGAACATTAACGGAACTGGCTCGGACGGGCTTGCCACGTCGCACAGTCCGGCAATCGAGGGCCGGGGTCAGCGGCTGAAAATACGAACGCCCACGCTGACGCTCCAAAACGAGTCTGAAACAACAACTACCGGAACAAGCGAAGTCTTGGTTCGGGATCCTGACGCCATCGCGGACAACCTATACTATAGGACAAAGTCTGGAGCAGATGCTTGGTCTGCGTGGACGTTGTCGCAAGCCGCTCCAGGAGACAACACAACGTACACTGCGAATGTGACACTTGTAGAAGGACATGTGTCTTTCATCCAGTGGCGTTTGGACTACACCCACAACACGACTCCTGGATTCGTGTTGGCCACAGCGCCCGGTTTCGATTTCGGCATCGTGCCGGACGGTTCTGTTGTTGGCGTAATCGACGAAACAGATGGAACTGTTTCCGCTTCCCTTAATGGGGGCTTTGACACAACGGCGTGGAAGGTTGGGGCGGATACAAACCAACTTAACCTTGACTATGCCGATATTGATCTTGTAACACCGATCCAAGGCCGACGCCTTAAGCCTGCTCAAGTTGGGACTCTCTTCTCGGCGCAGTATGGGGAGCGGGTCTACATAGCGGCGATCCCTGTCGGCCCCAACGGTGAGCAGTCGGAAGAGTTGATTTGGGACGAGGTCGTCTACAAAGAGATCGCTCCAACACTCCTTGTGGACACAGAAACAGAAGGTGCTACGGTCGGGACGTTCGGGGTCCTTGTTGACGACCCCGGCGGACAAGCAGACCTGCTTCAGTACCGTAGCAAGATCGGTCCGGCTTCGTGGTCTTCTTGGACTAACGTCACAACCAACCCAACGGATCAGGGAACATATTCACAAACGGTGACTCTGGTTGAAGGTCACTTGTCTTACGTGGAGTTTCGGCTTCGATATGTGATCTCCAACAACCTTCAGTATGTATCCCTGAAGTCCAGTGGGTTCGATAAAGGTCGTGTTCCAGACGGAAGTGCCCAAGTAACGATCAACGACAGCGGGGACGCTTCGGCGATTCTTACGGGTGGCTATGACACGACCGAGTGGCGGTATGCCGCAAGCACGTCGGCATATCCAGATCCTTCCGCGGAAATACCCGTCGCGGGAAGGTCGCTGAACCCGACGGATATCGGCACGTTGTTCGCAGCTGTGGACCCCGGAACGACCGTGTACGTGGCGGCGATCCCGCGTGCTACGGACGGCACGGAAGGACCGGAGATCCGGGCAGAGGCTACGTATCTGCGCGATAAACAGCCACCCGAACTCACTGTGGTTACAGAGAGTGAAAACCAGAGCACACTTGTAGGGACATTTGAAGTTGAGCTTCAAGATCCGGATAATGTCACTACATCCATTCAATACCGCACCAAAGAAGGCCCGAGTGCATGGACTGCGTATGCTTCTGCTGGAACACCCGGAAACGGTACGCAATACACCCGCACTGTCAACATGGTGGACGGGCATATATCCTTCATTGAGTTCAAGGCTACGTACACGCTTCGCGGGAGCACACAAACGACCGTATTGAAGTCTTCTGGCTTCTCACCTGGATTCACGCCTGACGGTACCGTGGTGCCCACAGTGTCGGATACCGGGGTTGTGTCCGCGACCCTTTCCGGCAACGTGGATACTGCAAAGTGGAAGGTTTCGGTAAGCACTTCTGCGTACCCGAATGCGACTACTGTGGACGCGGCAACTCCGATCACAGGTCGCAACTTAACGCCATCGGATGTAGGTACATTGGTGACGTTGAGCAGTGGGCAGACAGCTTACATTACGGCTCGCCCTCTGTCTTCTGGTAATGTGGAAGGACCTCTTGTGTACGGAGAGATCCTTTTTACAGAAGGATCGGATCCAGGCGACGGGGACACCGGAAACTACGTCAAGATCCTTGGTCACGAATGGGTCTTCGCCACTGCCACAACGCGGAAGCTGAAGCTGTTCATTGAGGCTGGTCCGCTCACGAACAACCTGAACGTTAATTACACTGAGCCGACTACACTCGGATCAAACCTTCTGACTGGACAAGACGTCGACTGTGACGTTGATCTGGACGGCCCCGGCCCGTTCTCTGGAGACGTTCTTGTGAAGGCCAGTGGCGGGACGGACGTTGCTTGGGACCTCGGGGACGCCGCCCCAACGATCACTCTCGAGCCCCAAAAGGCCGACTCTACTCTTGGAACACTCAAGTATCTTCACCTTCAGAGCGTAGGCGATGATCCCGCAGGATCGGCTCGCACAAAGGCTCAAGGCGGGACGACGTACTTCCCAACGGATATCACTGCGGCTTCTTCTAAAGGCGTGGATGTCAACACTTCTGGAGAGCTCGAGGTAAAGCCGTCAGACTTCATTACGGTCTCCGTTTCAGACCCGTCCGGTGTTCCTGGAACAGGCGAAGGTTCGCTTTGGGTAAAGGTCTGAATCGTGTGGGTCTGGAATGGGTCCGCGTGGGTGGAAGCAGTTCAGCCCTCCGTATACGATGGCGGTACGTGGAAGGACGCCATCGAGATTTGGGTCTACGACAACGGAGCATGGCGATCCGTGTGGGCGGCGGGACCGTCCGCACCGCCCTCCGGCCTCACGTTGACGGAACAATCGACATGTATCTTCGCAGACCCGACTCCCGACTACCGCGTCCTCGTTGAGTGGACGAACGGCGACGTCGAGGCCACGACGGAAGTTCGCCGTGGGGGCGTCCTCGTCCACACCGCCACGGCAGGGGCTACTTCCTGGCTCGACGACACACCGGGGACCGGATCGGTATCCTACGAGATCCGCCACGTAAAGAACGGCATCGACTCGACGTCGGCGTCCGACACGATTAGCGTCTCGACCCTGGCGTGCGCCCCCGCCGGAGATCCGACCCCCGGCACATTCCTCCCCTCAAAGTCCTGCACTTTGGGGGATCCGAACCCGAACTACGAACTCACTCTGAACTGGACGAACGCTGACGCCTACTCCGAGACACAGATTCGGAGGGACGGTGTAGTGATTCATTATGCCGCCGCCGGGGTGACACAGTGGGTCGACACGAACGCAGAAGGAGGGCTTCACACCTACCGGTTCACGCACCGATACAACGGTGTGTTCTCGGGGGCTGTGAACCAGGGTTACAACATTATCGAGCTCAACTGTGCGCCCACCGGAGCGCCAACGATCGGCACCCTCTCCCCTTCGTCTTCCTGCACCCTCGGAAACTCCACACCGGAGTATCAGGTCACGGTCAATTGGACGAACGCGGATTCCTTCTCTTCGACCGAGATTCGCCGGGGTGGAGTGCTCGTCCACACCGCCAATCCTGGGATCACCCAATGGGTAGACACGGTGGCGTCCAGCGGGCTCAACTCGTACGCCCTCCGGCACACCTACAACAATGTCGACTCGACGGACGACACGAAGAACGTCACCGTCACTTCGATTCCATGTGCCCCCACCGGGTCCCCTTCAAACCTTGTGGCCACAGACGCTTCAAGTTGCGGTTCGGGTTGTGTGAGCACGTATGAGGTGGATCTGTCTTGGACGAACGGAGACGCAACCTCAACAACGAACATCTACCGGGGCGGTGTTTTCGTCACCTCTGTTGGGTCAGGTGTAAGCACATACACGGACACGGGGCCGTCTTCGGCTGCCACGTATAACTACGAAGTGAAGCACGAATACAATGACGTCGAGTCTTCGGGTGCCACAGATTCTGTTGTGGTCGCGAATCCTTGTGTTGTTCCTCAAGCTCCTGTCATTTCGGTCTACGCCACAAGCTCTACCAATGTGCGGATCGAAATTGCTGACCCCGGCGGTATTTCTTCGTGGAAGATTTACAGGGACGGTTCTGGTACTCCATTGACCACATTGAATGATCCGACCACAACGTATGACGACAGCGGAAGAACGGCAGAAACGGAATATTGCTACGATGTAGAAGCTATTGATAGCAATGGCTGTACTTCCGCACAATCTTCTGGCTGTGCCACAACGCCAGCCGCTTCTTCGACTGCGCCGACTAGTTTTGCAGCGACTCAGGATCAAACTGCGTGCCCGGACATTTCTATTGATCTCTCCTGGGATCTAGGCGGAAACACCACTACCTCCCTCGTCTTGGATTACTCCACGAACGGTGGCACGTCGTGGACAAACATCACCACCCTCTCTGCCGGGTCGACAACGTATAATAACCACGATCCAAATGTTGAAGACCAATCTGTCCAGTACCGCATTCGCTTCAGTGATGAAAGTGAGTATGCGAACACAACAATCTTCCCAGTGTGTTATATCTAGTATTTATACTTGTATTTTTGTGCACTCACGTACGATATTAGTCTAACACACATGTCTTGGAGGGGTTGTGGCTTCGCATATTGAATGGTTAAATTGGACGGGTGACTTTAAGCTGTGCTCTCCTACAGCTTCAGATAAAAATGAGGTTATGGATTATATGAGAGAGCACGGATACGAAGGAGATCAAGACATAAGTGGAATTACTATCAGGAGCACAACTGTTCAAAAAGCCGCCGCATGGCTTTTGGGCATACTGCTTCTTACACTGATAGGTGTCGTTGGTTGGATGGGCCGGGATGTTGTAACGGAGCTTCGCAGTCTTCGTATAGAAGTAAAAGAAGAGCTTGCACCGATCCGCACAGACATTAACGAGTTGAAAGCACGAATGGGTGCGCTTGAAGTTACGATTGTTGGCGCAGAGATTCCGACAATGCGCGACAAGATTCAACTGCTCGAGATTTTTCGAGCAACCATGGAAAACACCGCATTGACAAGAAACGACCCATTTGTCGTGGATCTAGTTCGGCGCCTCCGTGAACTTGAGAACAATCATGCCCCCGGAAATTAAACAAAAGATTAAGAGCCGTCGACTCGACATACTGGCACTGATCGTTACGTTAGCTGGAGCCGTCTACTGGCTTGTGGTCAATCCGGCTGAACGCACAGGGGCATGGGTGATGATGATCGGTGCCGGGCTCCTAGACCGCAATATGCTTCTAAAAGGAAAAAATGGACCCGCACAAGATTCCTGATCCTGTTTTTCGCGAGATCAAACTAGACGCTCCAGGTTTCCAGCTGGACTTGCAGATCCCCGAAACAGTTAAGCCGCTCCTTACAGCTGATGAAGAAGCGCCTAGCCTTGGGGATCGCATCAAAACCCTGTGGTCGGTCGTCCGTGTTGTGGCTGAAGATGTCGTGGTCGTTGTAGAACGGATCGCAACATCAGAGTCCGGTAAGCAGAAGAAAAAGATTGCGGTTCAGACTGTGCTCGATTGGTTGAAGCAAGTGGAAGGAAAGTTTGATTGGATTCCTTCCTGGATGGAAAGCATTGTGTTCTACGGGTTGAAACTGGCTCTTGGGATCATCGTAGAACGGGCGTTCGGCAACATGTTGGCCTTGGGCGAGGTTAACAAGGGCCACTAAAGGCGACAACGCGCCGCTATCACTGCTATAAGGCAGTTCGTAGGCATAAAGGTAAGGGGGCAAGGCCACACGCGAAACGTGGCACCTTGCCCCCTTTTTGTGTTACGCTACCGAAAGAACTCTAGTAGCTGTGCGGCGTTGAATGGTTTCACCCGGAAGGAGCCGAACCTTTCGCAACCTCGGGGGTCCAACCCATATCTCCCAGTGCGGTTCTCCGTGCTCGGGCGTCACCGGAACTTTCCGGCAACAGAATCCAGCAGCCCAATACTCCGCCTGAGCGAGAGAAGCAGTGCGGTAGTCGTCCAGCTTTTCGGAGAGCACAAAGGTGTACTTTCCGAAGTCCCGGACGGTGTTGAGCTGGGGCATGGATTACTCCTCGTCGGCGTCGTCGGTTGCCACGCTCACCTTGTAGAAGCGAACCTCGGTGTCACTGATCTTACGACCCTTCACAGTGGCGGTAGGCTCGTTTCGCTTGCACCACTCCCGACCCGACGTGCCCACACTGTTGAGGATACGACCAGCTTCGCGTCCGTCCTCTTCCGGGTTGATTGCAAACGAACCGACATCCGGCTCCATTTCTGCCCACGGGTATCCGCGAAGAGACGCGGAACTCTGCGGCATGGGAACATTCTCCTCGACCTCGTACATTGTGTTCTCCTTGGTGTGTGTGTTGTACTACTATGTAACGTAAAGTACACTAATCTTCACGTAGACGTCAAGGGGTTTAGGTAACCTGACCCCAAGACGGACCGATTTCCATGTCCGCTTTAATGGGAACACTACATTGGATAGCGTTTTCCATTACGTCCACGATATCCGCAAACACGTGATCCACACCACCGGGGTCACTGAAGTCAAGCTCGTCGTGCACAGTGAGCAAGGGAACACCGATCTCGTCAAAGTGCCCGCCCTCCCAACACTTCAACATGGCCATTTTGATCAGGTCGGCCGCTGAACCCTGTAAACGTCTGTTCAAAGACTTGTGGACATAGGCTCTACGCACGCTACGGTACAATCGTATTGCTTTGTCGAAGGGCAACGGCGTGGCAGCTTCATCGTACCGTTGGGGCACCCAATAGTCAAACCGCGATCGGCGACCCATGATGGTAGTTATGAAGCCCGTGTTTTCTGCCACAGTAATGTGATCGTCCATCGTACTGCGAAGAAACGGCGCGGCTTTATGGATCGTATCCAAAAGTTCGGAAGCTTCTTTCGTGTTCAGTTGAAGCAGTGAAGCAAGTGCAGCAATTCCCATGCCATACGCCACCCCGAAGTTGACATTCTTTACGGACGTCCTTTCTAGTTCCCGGTGGGCCACGTTTTTGATAATGTCCCGAACTAGGTTGTGGAAGTCCGTGTTTGGATCTTTTTTATACTGCATACGTACTTCTTCGCTACCCGGACCTGACGCATAGTGTGCAAGGTATCTGTACTCAATCTGGCTGTAGTCGATTTTTCGCCAGCCAACGTGTCCTTCGTCGGGAACAAAGCAGGTCCGAATAAGTTGACCCTCTTCTGTTCGGCTTGGAATATTCTGAAGATTGGGGTTACTGGATGAAAAACGTCCAGAGCGAGCGCCGTAGCGCCTTCCCCGAAGTTGGTTAAACGAGCAGTAGAGCCTACTGTCGACGTGACTGTCCAGTATGTACCCACGAATGAACGTATTGAGCAGCTTTTCGTATTCCCTCTTGTGGCCAATGAGATCAACAAACGGGTGTTTGACCTTTTTTAGCACAGCCTTTTTGAAGCTTGGATTACCTTTCTTCGTAACACCCCACTGAAGCCCGAGGTGTTTGAAGGCGCGCTTCATATCACTGGCCTTGTCCGGGTTCACGGGGAACCCGACCATATGTGCAATGGCTTCATTAACGTCGGCCAGCTTATCTTCAAACGTAGACTGTAGTTCTTCTGCGCGGTCCAGATCAATTTGCACGCCACGGTAGCGCATTTCGATCATAAGGTAGATTAACTTGCACTCCATTTCGTATACGTCGAGAAGTTTTTCCTTTTCCAGGATAGGCCACTGCTTCTCAAAAACACGAAACGGCAAGTCTACGTCACTTTCTGCATACGGACCCACAAGGCGAGGTGGTGCTCTCCAGATATTCTTCCGTTGGTCTGTTGTTCCCCCGGTATAGTAGGCATCGCACCATTCGTACAACTGATTACTTTCCTTACCTTCATCCAGATAACGTTGGCCCAATGCTTCAAGCGCCACGTTCGCATCTTCACGGATCAGTGCTTCAGCAAACTGCACGTCGTGGAGCCGGCCTTTCAGGTGGACACCCTCTTCGCGTAGCCAACCGACATCGTATGTGATGTTGGCACCGAGGATCGAGGTGCCGGGGTCCGTTAAATGATCCCGTGCCCACGCCAGTACGTGTTCCGGGTTCATGTTGGTCTCGGGTTCCACCGTATGGCGCATCGGGAAATACCACCGATCGCCTTCGGGCGTGCCTACGGCGATGCCCACAAGGTGCCCTTGCCCTCGCGCCCAACCGGGTCCGGCGTCTGCGTTGATCCCCTCGTCCTTGGTTTCTACGTCTACAGCCAGAGCCTTGGCACCGCGCAGGTTCGGGAACTCCGCGGGAGGTTCCCATCCTGTATCCGGAATATCCGGCATGACCCTTGCATGGCGTTCTCCCGGCACACGCGGTTCGTCTTCCCAAAACAGCCCGATGTCGTCATCCCTCATGGGTCTCCCGCATACCTAGGATCACACCCCGCACCTTGTGGCCATAGAACGGACATGGGTTCGGGTGCCGGGTAAAGTCTGCTTGCACAGCAACGTTCTTCAGTAATGCCAGCATGTTGACATTGAATACACCGTGGTCCCCCATCCCTTCCACTTCGACAGTAGCACCTTCCCCTTCCTCCGGAAAAGTCATCATAGCATTTTCCCGAAAGTATATGGCGTTCGTTTCCATTGTGAAGGGACGTAGGTCTTCCAGAAGGTCGAACAGTTCTTCTCGGATCTCCGTTGGCGTTGCATCTGCCGAAGCTTTATCCAGCAGTGCACCTACGTCTGGCCAGTCCGAATTGAGCAGTTGGCTACGAAGCCAGCGACCGCCTTCAAAATGGAACGTGACTGTATTCTTCGAGAGTTGAACACGCAGTGGTTCTTGTCCAATTCGTTTCAGTTCTTTGATCGCAGAAGCAGGTATGTTGATGTCCGGAAGGTTTTCGCCGATCCAATACTCCGCTAGGATTACGTTGTTTGTCGCGTACGCGGATTGGTTCCTAAGTAAGATCCCCATTGCCCACGGGCGGGAGGCGTCTGTACTGACGAACCGTTCTAGTACCGCCAGTGCTTCTAGGAAGCTTCCGGCAAGTTCCACATCTTCCCCGGAAGGTTCGACAGTGTCCAGTAGGTCCACGTCTTCACTGCATTCGATGTACGCACGAAAACGTCCAGATTTGACGGCGAGCCTCCCACCCGGTGTCACATGAAGCGCAGTGGAATTTCCCCCACAACGCTCAATGGCCTTCACAAACTTTTCTGCATTCGGGGCGGCAACCAAGTCCAAATCAATTGGGCTGGACAATGCGATGGTTCCGTTGTACCCCATGATCCTACCGTCGCGGATCAGAAAGTGTTTCAGTTCCGGTTGGAAGCTCTTAGTCGAGACAGCACCCTTTACGAACTTGAGTGCATCAATCATGGATGGTTGCCGTAATCCAGTCCATAGCTTCTGCATACCCGGACACTAAAGCCATGGACTTGCACGGACACGCGGAGGATGCAGAATCGCCACGATGGGTATCCCGAGTGTCCACGCATAGTACATTTCCATACTTGTCCCTACCGAGGGCCTTAAGCAGTTCACGACTACAACGTCGCTCATCTGAATGTCCCTTTTGTCCATACAAATGATTTCGTTGATGTTCGCGTCTAGGTCGCCCCGGTAATCCCTCCGCATCGGATCAAGACACTTCTTTTCACCGAAGAATCTTTTGAAGGCTTCGCGCCAGTTTTTTGCTTCGGAGTCGCTCGTTTCAAACATAGGGCCAGCCAGATAAATCTTCATTAGAAAAGCTTCGGTTGGGGTGCAGTAAACGTTTTATCTTCAGGCTGCATTTCACCCATCATGTTATAGGTTATGATGTTGAAACACTTCCGAGACCAGTGACTCTTGCGGAGTCTTTCTAAGTCAAAGCCAAGGTCTTCAATAAAACCTGTTACAGCGCTTGGTGCACGATCGGAGACAGAGAGCATACCCCACTGTGGGAAGAAGATATTCCCGATTCCTCCAAGCTGTACCCATGACGAAGAGTCTACCGAGTACCAAGGGTACCGCGACATCAGTTTGAAGCTTGTCAGTCCAAACCCGTGCACTTTGATCTTGGCTGTTCCATCCGGGTTGGTCAGGTGCTTTTGCCAGATTTGGTCGAGCCAGACTTTCAGCTGAGAACTACTGATCGGTACCATGCCGCCAATCGTAATGTAGTCGTAATTGGCGACGTAGTATTCTAGCACCTCGTCAGGTTCGCCGTAGTGGAAACACGGTAAAGGCTGAACACCTTTAGATTCCATGTATTTTTGATTGCGCCATGTACCATTGTGGTCACCGATGGCATCAAGAACACTGGCAAACTGTATGAAGTCTTGGTTTTCCTTGACGTACTCAATGTATTCGTCGATGTCGATGTGTGCTCCCTTCGTGTAAGAAGAGAACGCACCGGAGTCCAAAAAGATTTCTCTGCCAGACTCTCTGATCCGCTTTACCATGCGGTCGACGTGGCAATAATGGTATGAGTCCAGAATCCACGGAACACTTTTGAGTGCCTTACGTTCGACCTCGTCTAGACGGTTCCACACCGTACTACCTTCGACAAAGTCGTTGTAGATCAATGCGGCGAGGTATACCCGCATATCACTTTACGCTCGAAAGAAACTCTGCGCGTACCGCCGGGTCGGCACGGAACACCCCACGCAAAACGTTTGTAATCGTTGCTGTGCCGGGTTTTTGTATGCCCCTACTCTCCATGCACATGTGGCGTGCCGAAACGCTTACAGCGGCCCCCCGTGGCTTTAGGTGGGCCATTAGAGCGTCCGCCACCTGTTGCGTTAAACGTTCCTGGACCTGTAGGCGTCGAGCGTACACTTCCAGAAGCCGTGCAAACTTGGAGAGCCCGAGGATTCTGCCGTTGGGGATGTACGCGATGTGTGCGTGCCCGAAGAAAGGTGCCATGTGGTGCTCACAATGGCTGTAGAATGGGATGTCGCGCACAAGTATCATTTCGTCGTACGCTTCGCCACCATCGGCGAATGTCGTAAGTACGTCGGCAGGATCCATTGTGTACCCTTTGAACCACTCCTTGTACGCTTTGGTGACTCTGCGTGGCGTGTCGACGAGCCCTTCCCTTGCGGGGTCTTCCCCAATGTACTTGATGATGTCGTGTATGTGTGCCCTCATGCGTCCACCTTTGTATAGCTGGCGGAGCACTTTCGAGTCTCTTCGATGCGTACCTTGCGGAGCGTTACATCTGTGTCCCTCAGCTGATGCGGCCCCACCACGTTCACAAGGAACTCTGCCATGTTCTCCGCGGTGGGATTGAACGGCACGACTTTTACGCTCATCATAAACATCGGGTGTGCGTCACGAAGCCTTTCCAGGAGGGGATCTTGCGCCCAGATCAGCATCTTGTGGTCCCAATTGTCTTCGAGCCACATGCACAGGTGAGACTTGATCACACCAAAGTCGACGACACGGCCCACTTTATCTAGATGCGGCGTTTCGCACATGAAGTGAACGCGGTAATTGTGCCCGTGAAGATTGCGGCACTTGTTCTCATGGCCGACAACCCTGTGGCCAGCGGAGATGTCGTGGTACCTTTCTGCGGTGATCATACGCCGTGCTCCTCCATCCAGTTTATCGCCAATTTTACCAGATCCATGTACATGCGCATGTAGTGCGTTCCGTAATTCATCGAACGCGGCAATTCTTCTATGTGGCCTTCCAGGAACGCGCGAAGAATGAGCGGGTCGGGCAACTTCGCTTCTTCAAACCCTTTTGCACGGAGCAGTGTAGCGTGGTCCTTTCCTGTAGGCGGATACTGTCCGTCGTAGGCGGTGTGAGTCATTGCCAACGCGGGGACTCCAGTAGTGTACTCGAACGCCATCTTGCACGTTTCGGCTTTGTTCAGATCCAACAAAGGGGTCCAGATTTTGCACGGGCGCAACGTACCGGGCTCGCCAGTGAAGGTACCGGCGTTCATGGCTTGTTCGATCGTCATAATGAACTTTAGGCGACAGTCCGGATACCCGCCGTAATCTTCCTGGCTCACACCCGTCACGAGATTGCGGGCACCGAGCACATAGGCTCTGTTCGCCGCCACAGTGAGGAAAAGCTGATTCCGCATGGGCACGAACGTTTTTTCGATCCCGTCAGGCATGTTGTTTGGATCTTCGTACTGCTCCAGTTCTTCGTCGGACACAAGTGGAGAGGTGCCTTGAAGGATGCCTTTTGGAAACGTAATGACCTCGTGGCTGTCGGCTTCCAGGAAACGCGCCACGTTACGAGCGGAGTCGATCTCACGCTTATGGCGTTGCCCGTAGTCGAACGTAACGCAATGAACCTTTGCGAACTTCTTCTTGGCCCACAACAGGCATGTGGTCGAATCTTGCCCTCCGGAAAGGATGACAACGCAATCAGACTTCTCGTGCATCGTGGGCTCCTGTGTTTGTGATTGAAGAATGCGGCCCGATGTCCCGACGCCACTTGTGTGCTGTGATGTGAAGCGGCGTGCACCCCATGGGGCAGTAAGCATCGGGAGGTGGCCTATTGTGTTCATCGTAGATCACAAAACGTGTGGAGCAGACAGAGCACGTATACTCGTATGCTTTCATGGTAGGCCGATCTCCTTGTGTACTTGAATGCCGAGTATGTAGTTTTTGTGCTCCATCACAGAAGCGGCGGCGGCCTTCAGGTTGGCCATGTTTTCTGCTGGATCTTTGGCATCCATTGGGTTCACGTAAATCTGTCCACGGTGCCCTTCGGGGGGTCTGGCCACACGGTCCCGATGACCTGTCGTGTGCCCGAGTGCCATGAGCGGCAAACCGTCGTCTGCAACTTGGTCTGCTTCCAGAACATACTTGAAGCAGTTTGCACGGACGGCGGTCTGTTTGTTGATCTTCGCGGTCTTTGGGCTCACCACCACATATGTGGCCAACGGTAGGCGATCCGGTGGCGGGAGGGTGCCGTTGGTCTCTACCTGAACGTCGTAGCCGAACAGTAGAAGCCTTCCAGCAAGTAGGGAGATGTTCTGCCGAAACGGTTCACCTCCCGTAATGACCACAAGGTTCCCGTGTTGGAGCTCTTCTACGGCGCGGGCGATGTCCTCGTAGTCCATGAGGTACTTCTTACTGGTGTAGTCCGTGTCGCACCACGGGCACTGAAGATTGCAACCGTACAGTCGAACAAAAACGGCGGCGTGTCCGGTGAAGGGTCCTTCACCTTGAATAGTCGGAAAGATGGAGTGTACTAGGAGGGAACCATCTTCCCGGTGGTCCTTCGCGATTGGCTCTTGTGTATTGAGCATTGAATCCCTGTGGGTGTGGGAAACGGATAGGGGGTGGGGTGTGAACCCCACCCCCTTCCGGATGCATGTGTTAGTCGTCGGACTCGACTTCAGCCTCTTCCGTGTCCGCGTCCACCTTCGCCCGGCGGCCAGGAGCATTGGCTCCAGTCAGCCCGTGGAACTTCCTCCACCGTCCGAACTGCGTGGTGCAGGTCGAAGGGTTCCCACCCTCCTGATCCACGTACACATCGATAACTTCCTTGCGCTGTGCGGGCTCACCCTTCGCCTCGCTGATCTCGTCCGCGATCTCCCACACGCGACCCGTCATCGTTCCGGCTCGAGGACGGCGAATGCCGTTGCGCTCCGGTGCCACAGGCTTCTGCTCCTGTTCCTTCTTTTCCGTATCGGCCATGGTAGCCTCCATATTGGTTGCTTCTCCTTTGAGAGGGCGGGAGAAGCTGTCGCCCTTATTTATTCTTCTTCCACTTGTAATACTGAGTCTTTGCCGTGTTCCGGTTGATGCCTTCTTCTTCCGCCTTGGCCAGGATGGCTTTGCGGTTTCCATCCATCTCATCGCAGATAGCCCACACACGCTTTACCGGGCTGACTACCGTGCTTGCGTTCGGGTTGTTCTCTCGACTGCCGTAGGTTTGTTCCAGGTATTCTTTGTCCGTACAAGGTTCGACGAGCGTACCGAGGGACCACGTGACGTCGTTGTCCCACCCATCTCCGAGGGCCTTGGGGACGCGAACAATGGCACTGGCGGCTCCGCAATACTTAAGCTGACCGTATTGCGCTCCCTCGTTGCGCCACGGGCACCGGAACGTGGCCCCGTTGGGAAGAGTGGATATGGGTACGAGTTCCATTTTGGCTCCTTTGAAAACGTGTCGGGACTACACAATACAGATATGTTCAGCTACCTGTCAACAGACTTTTTCCATTTACTGTATTGCGTAGAAGCGGTGTTGCGGTTGATGCCTTTTTTCACGCACTCTGCGATGACTTCTTTACGTGTTACGTTTGGGTTCGAACGCCACATCATTCCTGCAATGATCCAGACCATTTTTGTAGGGCCGATCCCTGTGCGCGACTTAACTGTGCTCGCCGCCACCTTCTTAACACGGGGTCCGGCTTGCGTGCGAACCACGCCCGTGACCTTGCCGAAAGGTTCACCGTGGTCAGCGGCAATGACGTTACGATAGATCGCAAAGTAAGGATGGCCCGCTCGGCGTTTGTCAGACGTAGCGCCAATGGGTGTGAAGCCAACGGCACGGCCAACAGCTTTCCACTCTTTGTTGTGCTTGCACGTCCCGACAAACTTCCATGTCCACATGTGCCCGAGCTCATGCAGAATGAGATCAAGCAGTTGGCTTTCGCAAGTTTTCTCGAGGTGATGCGGGTTGTAGATGATCTTGCCGCGCTGAACGTATGCGGTGGCATGAAGGCGAATCTTGCGGTGCTTGCCGTCGAGTGCGTGTTCTAACCCGGCCAGCCACTCCCGAAGGTTCTGTTTGTCCGGGTACGGGTACTTGGACAAGGTCCGGTACGCCTGAATGCCTTTGGCCGTTTGGATCTTTTGCAACCGTTCTGCCTTCTGCATAAAGATCGTTTCGGCTTGGCACAGCAACGGTACAAAACGCTGTGCTGCTGTTTCGTCCATGTTGGCTCCTTTGTGTGGGTGGTGTACTACAAAGGTAACATGAACATACAGGGTAGGTCAAGTGGGTTGGGGATCCCACTCTTCACAGCCCACGACAACAACATGCAGTGGAGGCTGTTGGCCCCACAAATCGCACACTCGTTCTTCCAGAAGAAACTTCTTGCACGACACACAGCTACTGATCAGACCGTCGTCCCGAAGCTTGAGTGTGAGCTTATGCTGATAAAGCGGCGAACCTGGCTTAATCGTCGAACTCATAACCAACAATCTCCGGATATTTGCCTTTTTCGATCACACTAATGGCGCTAGGGACTTTCAGTTCCTTTACGGCGGACATACCCGTATGGGTGTCTGGAGGAACTCCCCACGGGGACCGGGCCATCCACCACTTGTGGGCAATGTGAGTCGCATAGCCACCATGGTCCAAGCACACGTACTCGCGGAACATGCGCAGACCACAGAAATAGGTGACCCGCATAGAGTCTGGCTTCCCTTCCTTCTTGTGGATCGCGTATGTTACCTTGGTGACGTTGAGTTTATTCGGCGTAGGTGTCGTGCCAGCGATAAGCTCTTGAATGCTGGCCATGCTCGTAAACTTGACGTTTTTCGGGAATGGCTCTTGGCATTCCGGGTTCTCGCACACACGAGCAGAAGCATGGCTGTATGCTCCACACTTTTCGCATAGGCGCACAGGAGGAACACCGGGAGCACCCTTCCCTTTTTGCTTCGGCAACACTGGATCATTAATAGGACCGAGACGCTTTGTGTTGCCCGCAAAGTCGAGAACCAAGCAGTTGTCTTTTCCTTTCGCGGGCCGGGTACCACGGCCGAGCATCTGGACCCACAGTACAGGTGAAGCGGTTGGCCGGAGCATTACGATGCAATCAATGTCCGGAAAGTCGAACCCTGTAGTCAGGATGTTGTTGTTCACCACGGCACGGAGGCGACCTGCTTTGAAGTCGCGAATAACCTGATCGCGATCTTCGTCTTTCATCTTACTGTGCACAGCTGCCGCAGGTATATGAAAATGATCGTTCAAGAAGTCTGCAATGTGCTCTGCGTGCGCAATCCCCGTTGCGAAGATAAGCCAGTGCTTCCGGTTGTGTGCTTGAGCAACTGTCTCCTTCAACGCCGCAATGGTCACTTTTGCTTCGTCGACTTGGATCTGAAGGTCTTTCAGTACAAAGTCACCACGAGACATCCGAACCTTACTGACGTCCAACGCGGCCACGGTTTGCTTCGGAATCAACGGGGCAATCCACCCTTGTTCGATCAGCCAGTTGAAACTGTTTCTATCCGTAAGGTCGAACGCTATATCCGTGAAGATACCTTGGTCGGTGTCGGTCAGCATTCCCTGACCCAACCTGTACGGGGTTGCACTGAAGCCAATTACTTTAAGCTTCGGGTTTACTTCGCGCAGTTTATTGATAAACGTGCGGTACATTGTGCTCCCTTTCGGGCTCACAAGGTGGCACTCGTCAATCAAAATAAGGTGTACCATGCCGAATTTTTCCGGCTTCGTGTACACCGAATTGATACCAGCAAAGACTACATCGTCCTTGTGGTCTCTTCGATCCAAACCCGCACTGTAGATCCCGGCGGGGGCCGTTGGCCACATATCGAGCAGTGCCTTAAAGTCCTGTTCGATCAGCTCCTTGCGGTGTGTCAGGAGCATGGCCTGAGTGCCGGGGTATTGGGTCAGCGCCTTTTTGAGGAACCCGCCAATGACATAGCTCTTTCCTGTTCCTGTGGGAAGCGCCACGATCGGGTTTCCATCTTTCTTGGTAAAATACTCGAACAACTTGTCAACGGAAGCTTGCTGATAGTCGCGGAGTGTGATCTTTACCACGTCTGTATTCCGTTTGCTTTGCTCCAGATTTTGAAGACCCAATCGAGAATCTTGGGTATCATTGGTTGGCTCCTTTTCTTCAATAAACGGATACGGATAATCCAAGCTTACCGGACGCCAACGATCTTGTTCCTTGTCGTAAGCGTAGCAGTGGTTCATTCTTCAAGAATCTCGTCGTGATTCACGCAACCGAGTTCTTGTTCCTTGATTGTAAGTATGTGGTTAAACAACAGGCATTCCCACTGGCCGTTGTCCACAGGTTCGGCGTTTACGCACGTTCGGCAGTTCTTCGCCTTGTTTTCGTTATGGTGGCATATCTCGTAATAGTCGCACCACTTGCATTTGTAGTAAGCAGGTGACTCAGAAATCTTCGGCGGGGGAGACGGCGCAAAGATAATCTTGGCGGCTCGATCAATGTACTTGAGCGCAACGGACTCGTCGTACTCTACGATCAACGGGTCCATGTCGTCATTGTCTTTTGCCACTGGAATGTACAGTGCCGCCGGAAGCTCTTCGTAGTGCATGTAGATTTGCATCTGAACTACATGCTCCCACTTGTGTTTGGCCAGTCCCTTTTTTTGAAGCTGGGCGTAAGATTTGGAACTGTAGGTCTTGTACTCGCCCAAGATCCATGTCAAACGAAACTCGGGAACGTCGTACAGCTTGGAGTCAAGAGATCCGCCGAAGTGCCCGCCATGATCTAAAATGCGGAACTGTTTCCCGGTTTCTGGATCTTCTTCTAATACATGAACACCGGAACGGCGCAACATCTGGACCAGTGCAGGTTCTTCCCTATGCCCACGATTGAACAATCGCAGTAACCGGGCATCATGCGCGATTCGCTTTGCCCACCGAAATGTGTACCAGAGTTGACGGGCACACTCTTTTCCGATAATAGAAGCGCCAAGATGATTGCGCCAACCTTTCCCTTGCGAAGCTTCTATTTCTCTATCAATGACCTTTTTGGTCTTCTCCGCAGGGTAAATCTTCACTCAATCAATCCTTTGGCAACGACATCCAAATGAATGCGGAATTCTGCAAGAGCAGACTTTAATGCATGAGGTTGTTCTTTTTCGCTGTCGAATTTTGATTCTCTTGACTTCCACCCGCATTCACATCGCACAAAGTACGTTCCGTAATCATGCGCAATGCGAGCCACACGCTTGTATATCCGAGGTTTTCTGCGGCAAGTGAGAGTCATAGTCAATCCATTGTGGTAAACGCGATGCCGGGGTAGGGACTCGAACCCTACAGGGGACTTGCGTCCCGCCTTGATCCCGAAAAGGAGCCAACCGAAACGGGCATACCCGGGACCTGCTAGTTCAGCTTACCGCTTCCACGGCGGCACACTGGAACTTTCTTCCTGTGCCGGGGTCTCC